TCCGTGCCCGGCTTATCGAATTGATGAAGGCCGACGCCTGGCAACAGCGTCACAATAAATAAACTTTAAGATCGCCATCCGGCCGATCCTGGGCCGGTGGCGATACCTTTTTGCCCTTCCCTCTGCACCCGTAACTCAATTTTAAAAATCTGTCTGAAAACGTGTCCGCTTATCGAAAAACGTGTCTTTCCCTGCACCCGCTACCCGCTTATATTCTGTTCGTGAGTATTAAAAAGCAGCTTTTTTTATTGTCCTGCAGGTTTTCTGCAGCTTTTATTTTCGCTTGTTTAATTAATAATATTAGCAATATAGCATGTTTTGCAGGTTTTTTTGGCTCTATTAATATATAAAAACAACACATTTCCCTTTCATCGCGCGGGCGCGTGCGGTTTAGTCTAGTATAGATATAGAGTGAATAATAGATTCATTTAGAATAGGGGAAAACCTGAAAAACCTGCAGGAATGAATAAAATGACGATGTGGAGGCGAATTATTAAAAGTTTTTATTCATTCCAGATCCTGGGAGTTTATATATTCACGACAATATTCATTTCCACAACACAGCCATCCACCGGTTTTTATCTGGATTTGCCGGGGGCTGGGGGGTTCGGCGTGAAAGTATAATGATTTTTGGTATTTAGCTTATTGAATAGTTTTTGAAGCGGATTGCGCCGAAAAGAATGAAACGATCCGGTGAAACTGATTAAATTTTGATGTTATTGTGATGATTAGTTAATGAGATGAAGCGGCAGGATTAACAGCGCCAACGGGAAAAATAACATAAGCCATTAAGATTATTAAATATTCTTTATTTTTAAACTCTTTAACTTTTAAACAGTAGTTAATGAGTTTGGCAATCTGAAACCGGAAACTTGGAGATCGCCATTGCTAGCTATGCCTGGCGTGACCTGCCTCTGTTCTTCACCGCTCTAACCGCCGTGCTGTGCAGTCACCACACAACAAACACCCCGAAAACAAAAACCGGAGACTTGGGACTCCCCCCCCCTTATATGGTATTAGGCATGGAAATTATTGAACTTTTTCAACAACCATGTGCTTATCAGTAATTTGTGGGGCGCGGGTATAGCCGTAATTTGCGTTTAAATGGCGTTTTAAGCCGTTATTTTTTCACCCACCCCGATACTCGAACGGCCGCCGGATAAAGGAAACAGGGCAAAGATAAGCCGCCAGAGCGTGGAAAAAAAGCAAGGCCGGGAATATCCGGGTAAGAGCCTGGCGCACGAACCGGCGGGAAGATATGTAAAAACGTGCCGGACCCCCCGCCGGGAAAATACCCCCCCTCATGGATCGGCAACCCGAAAAATAAAAAATATTTTTTAGAGTTGCCGATAGCCCAGGAACAAGCCGCGTTTTTGAACCTGCGTTTTATCCCCGGTAATTAAGCGCCGTATCGGCAACCCGAAAAATAAAAAAATGTTTTTAGAGTTGCCGATAGAAAATGTCTTTGTCGATTTTACAAAAAACCTTTGTTCACTAGATAAAATATTTTTAAAAATCAGCAAGGAAAAAAATCATGTCAAGTGTTTTTTAAAAACGCCGCGGACAAATACGGACAAATACGGACAAATACGGACAGTTTTGAAAAGTAGTTTTCACCCCCGCCGCTAAAATTCCAAAACCGATGTTATATTATTCCCGCGTGATGTTTTCTCCTTTGACGCGGACGCGGTGTCGTTGCCCCTGACCAAGCACGCACCGCGCCCAACTTAAAAAAAATAAAGGGAAAAAATGGCGGGAAATAAAATCACCAGACTAAAACTTGAAGCGACAATCGAGGAACTGATCGTAAACGGCATTACCACGTCCGTGGGCATCTCCGCGGCCCTCAAGGAAAAGGGGTATAATGTATCTCAGCCAACCGTGTCGCGTTATCTCCACACCGTCCAACAAGCGCGCCAGGAAGAAGCGCAACAGATCGTCAACCGCCATGTTCAGGAAAAACTGCCCAGCGACCTTACCGCGCTGGAAACAATGGAAAAACAATGCCTCGATTGGGCCGGCGAAAACAACGACGTTTTCGCTCATCGCCTGGCCGAACGCCACATCGTAGAAGCCGCCCCCGCCTGGGCAGAGCAAATCATCCGCCTGGCCGGCGGTGAACCTAAAGAAAAGATTTTGGCACTCAAGGCAATCACAACACAATGCCTTTCGTGGATTGCCGACGATCTGGAAATGCAGAAAGCGCGGCTCGCCGCCATGCGCCAAGCTGCAAATATCATTGAAATGAAAGTGAAGTTTGCTCTCGGCAACAAAGATGAGGGCGGCATTTATATTGTGGATCGCAGCCGCGGCGATCAACTGGTGAAAGACGAACAGTCCGGCGGCTTAATGGTAATTCCCGGAGGTCAGGAATAATGCCGCAGAATATTATTTTTGACCTATCACCGACGCAAAGCGCCTTTGTCCAATCCACAGCGCATATCAACCATCTGACTGGCCCGATGGGCGAGGGTAAAACCTATTGCGCCATCGCGCGCATGATCCGCCACGCCCAACGCTGCCAATTAAAACCGCTGCACGCGGCAATTATCCGCGACACGCACGAAAACATCAAAACATCAACAGTGCGTTCAATCATCGAAGTGCTGGGCGACCGCGCTGTTTTTAAAAACGATTACAAAAAATTATTTATCCGCGCCGAATACCCGGTGGAATGTGACCTATTTGGCATTGACGACCAAGCGTCGATTTCTAAATTACAAGGCCCTTCATACGGCACTATTTGGTTGGAAGAACCCGCGCCGATATACGAAAAAGCCAACGCCGGGCTGCCTTACGAAGTTTTTGAAATGGCTATCTCCCGCGCCGGTCGCCAGCCCGGATCAATTCTGAACGTGCAAATCACACAGAACCCAGCGGACGAAGAACATTGGACTACGGAACTAATCGACGCTCCAGAAGAATACATGGTTGCCGAAGACGGCACGGTAATTACTAAACAAACTTTTCACATCCGCAAAGGTGAAAACAAATATCTTACGTCATTGCAACGAGCCGCTAATCAAGCAGCGTTTCAAAACAATCCCGCTAAATGGGCACGTTACGTCGAGGGATCTATCGCCACCGTGAGTAAAGGAATCGTCGTTGTGCCCAATTACGGCGAGCATTTTCATTATTCACAAACTATACTGCCATTTTATCCCAATCTACCCGCGGTGCGCATGTGGGATGGTTATCAACACCCCTCGTGTGTAATCACACAATATAACCCTCACGGTCAGCTTATCGCCCATGACTGCATTTATTATCCGGGCTACGGAGTCAAAGAGCTTATCCAGGACAAACTAAAGCCGCTTTTGAATTCGCCGAAATACCGCGGCAAAAATACAACCTGGCGCGACATCGGCGATCCGTCCATGCGCACGCCCGACCAAAGCACGGTCAACATGAGCGCGGCTAAAACGCTCGAAGCCATGCTGGCCACACGCTTTGAACCAGGCCCGACACGCTGGGACAATCGCATTCAACCGCTCAATCACGCGCTGGGCAAAACCATTTCCGGCGGCCGGCCGCTGATTTATATTTCCGCTTCCGCCTATCCTCTGCACAAAGCGCTAAAAGGCGGCTGGCACTATAAAAAAGACAACTCCGGCAATCGTATCGGCACCGAAGCGGTAAAGAACGACTCCGACCATACCGGCAACGCATTTGCCTATGGAATAGCGATATTACACCCATACTCCGTGCGCGAGGAATTTCAGAAAAACAAGGAAAAGGCCGACCGCATAACCCGGATGCGCCGCGCCGCGTCCTACGGGCCAGGAACAACCGGCATTTACGCGCCCCGCGGCGCTAACGTGCGCATTATGCAATAGGAGAACAATGAGTAGAAATAAAATCAAAATAAAAAAATCGCGCGCCAATCCCAAAGAAAAATACTGGCCAATGCGCATCGGCGGTCCGTATTCAGGCCAGGACAACGACGCCACGGAAATTTATAAATGCACCCATTGCGGCGCGGAAACTGAACCGGCAAACGGCTGGAACGGCGCGCCGGATAAGCATCGTTGTCATCCCCGATGCCCCTGCGCGATGAGCGACTGGACGCCAGGGCGCGGTTTTTCACCGCAGGGCCGGAAAAATTTTGACCGCATTTTCCCTAACGCTCCGGGAGCCGGCTTATGAACTTAAAAAAACAGATGCTCGATATGAAACGCCAAATTGAACAGCGCGAAAACGCCGCGGCTAAAAACGTCGGAAATATCGACGAGCAGGAAATGGCTGAACGCGAAGCCGCCGCGCGCGCGTATGCGGGCGAAAACGAAAAACACTTCGCCGCTTATCTCCAGGATTGCGTCAACCAATCCGTGCGCGCGAACACGGAAATCCGTAAAACCCAGGCACATTGTTATCGTGTTTATCTGGAAAACGAGCCGGTCAATTACGCCCGCAAAGATTACTGGCAATCCCGCATCGTGGTGCCCAAACCGTTCGGAACGGTGCAGTATGGTGCGTCGGCAATCAAACGCGCCTTTTCGCCGAATTTTTTAACCATCCATGATGCTAAAAGTAAAATCGCGGAAAAATTCTGGCAAAAAATTCTTGATACGCAGCTAAACGCCATGCACGCGAAATTCGTGCAGCGTTTTGTGGACGCCACCACAATGGCACTGGCAGTAGGCATTTCCCAAGAAGTAATACCTCGTTGGATACCCGGCGCCGGTTTACAGTTTTCCCTGGTGGAACCGTGGAAGATACACCGCGATCCCGACGCCGCATCGCGCGACGCACAATCCGGTCTCTACTGGATACATCAGGAATGGCTGGACTGGCATGTGCTTTTAGCCGCTGAAAAAGCCGGTAAGTATCAAAACGTCCGCCGCGTTTACGCGCAGGAAACGGAAGACACTAATAATCCATGGATGACGCAGGAAGCAATCGCCGCGCGCAAAGGGATGATATGGGAACGCTCAAACTACCGTCCAATGATTCTTACTTCGGAATTTTGGGGCACAGTGCTTTCGCCTAAAGGCGAAATGCTTCTGCCTAACGCGCGTTTCACTACCGCCGCCGGCCGCGTGATCGAACCGCCCACCACCACGCCTTATAAAAAACTGCGCTGGCCGGGCATGGCTTTTTCGCCCCTGCCGGATCTACTGAAATTCAACGGCCGCGGCTTGCTTGAAGGCATCCTGACCTTGTGGGAGGCAATGTGCAATCTTATGTGTCTGCACCAAGACGCGCTGCAATGGCAAGTAAATCCCATGACCGAAATCAACGTGGACGCGCTGGTCGATCCCGCGGACACGGAAAGCTGGCCGGGCAAGGAATACCTGGTTAAAGACACAGTATCCGGTCAACAAGCGGTGCGGGAAGTGCGCCGCGTTTCCAAGACTAACGAAATCCTGGCCAATATGCAATATCACGATCAGAATTATCAGCGCGGCTCTTTCGTCAGCGACGCGGTGCAGGGATTGCCTGGCTACCGCAAAGACATGACCTACCGTGAAGCCGCCATGAACCTGGATCAAGCCCTGGGCGTTTATTCGTTGATGGGCGAAAATATCGAAGCAGGCGCGATTGATATTGTCAGCGCCGGGTGCGAATTCATTCGCCTATATGCCACATGGCAAGACCTGACGGATATTTTCACGCGCGAAGAATTAGACGAGTTCGGCATTCATCCGGCGCAGGAAAGCGAACCGGCATCACCCGCCGGCATAGCCGGCATCCCGGAAATTTCCGGCACTTTCCATATTTCCGGCATCCAGGCCCTGATGAAAGAAAACGAAGCGCTGACCAACCTGAAAAGCGTCGTTATTCCCCTATCTCAATCGCCGCGCTACGCGCCCTATGTTCGTCCTTCCAGTGTGCTGAAATCACTGGAAATTCGCACGAACCTTATAAATGAAAAGTTATTTGTGTCCGAAGAAGAAGCCATGATGATCGAAGCCGGCGAATTTGAACAAATGGCCGCTCTGAAAAAAGCCCAAGCCATCGCCGCCGCACAACAACGCGAAAAAAACGCACCGCCCGCGGGCACGGCACCGCCACAAAACGCCGCGCCAACACAAGGAGAGGAGATAACCGCATGAACCCCGGCGCCGCCACCGACATCATTACCAATCAGCCGAAAGAACTGATTGAAAAGCAAAAAGACCAAGACACCCGCGCGAAAGAAGAAGCGCTTTTGCGCGAGAAAGCGCAATTTATCGGCCTGACCAGCTCACAAGCCGGGCAGGAATTAATCAAGTTGGTGCAGGGACACCTGCAACGGCGTATCGACGAATTAATGGCTGACGATCCCAAAGCGCAAGCTCTTATTTCGCTGCTGACGGACATGGGAGTTAAAGAAGCAGCCGCCGTCAAAGCATTAAAACGCCTCACCGCGCTTAAATTGCGGCCTAGCAGTGAGGAGTAAAGAACGCTTCCTCTCATCAGGGAAGACAGCCGCAGGCAAAACCCTCGGACGGCGCAATCCCCGCCCGCCGGTCACGCCGCGGCGCACATAGCCGATTAGCGCCACTACGACGCTAATAATAAACCCGGCCTCGGCACTAACCGAACACACCGACGCGCGGCCTCGCCCCTGGCGAACACACCGACGCGCGGCCTCGGAACCAACGAACACACCGGGAAATAAGGAGAGTAAAATATGACGGAAAAAGCGACAGCAGGACAAGCAGCAGAGAACACACCTAATCTGGACGTGATTATGCGGGATGGTCTGGA